GGGCTTGCCTTTGGTGGTTGCAGTTCCATTTGCCTGTTCTTGGCCTCTCTCTTAATTCTAATCTTCTCGATTTCTGGAATTTCTCCAAACCTTTCGACAATGGTTTCAGCGCTGATGACATCCCTATCAAGAAGCTGTATGAGCAGATTCTTTTCTGCCGCCTCATCGGACAACGCCATCTGGTCAAAACGAATTTTGGCAGGAAGCCTAAATCCCATGGCCTTTTGAACTATTTCGATTTCCTTTTTCCAGAACGAAAGCAAAATACCTCTGCCATACTCAAGTCTCTCTATTAGAGTTTTCAGAGAAACAAAGTTATTGGTAAAGCTTCCGCCCGAACTTCCAGATGAGCCGGTAAGTGTAGGTGGAATACCAAGACCAGCGTAGATACTGGATAAAACTGGTCCATACTTTTCTGAACCCAAGAATCTAAATACCTGACTGTTTGATTCTTGGAAGTTTAGCTCTGGACCCCAAACCAAGTCCATTGTTCCGCCGCCAACATTACTAGCTAAAATATTGCGAAGTTTATTAATGGCTGCCTTGGTGGGGAGAATCTTGTTTTCAATATCGCCAAGCTTCCAAAGCCTGATGTTAGAAATTGCACCATCAAGAGCAGACATGTCAGCGAGCTTCATCTTCTCAAGCATGACTATGTCATCTAGAATAGCATAAATCATAGGATTAGCCCACATCATCCAATCGTCCTTCTTGTAGAAGAAGGCGCGGACCTTGTCTTGGTCTAGAGGGATAAGTCGCTCCCCCTTATTCACCTTCGTGAGAAGGTCGGATGGAAGATTGGCAACTAAGTCTTTGTCTGGGTTGTTATCAAAAGCACGCTTGATAAGATTTGAAGTTCCCTTGGAAATCTTAAGAGCATATTTAGGTTTTCCAGCGAATACGGCTAGTTCATCCCCAACTACTTCAATAGAAAGCGGGTTTAGAAAATCGTATATCCAAGGAATATCCCTTTTAGCAACCCTATCTGTCATGATATCAACATCACCTGCGGCTGCTCTCTTAAAAGTCTCTTCCAGCTTTTTGTTTATCTTTGCGGTTCTTCGTTTTACTACAACGTTTCCACAACGATATAGCATATTGAGAAATCTCTCAGACCTTTCTTGACCACCAACCTTGTCAAACCAGCGCTTATAGAACCTCTCTATACGCGCATTTGGGTGAACGATGGTGATTCCCTGAGAAGCAAAATCGCCCATCAGGTCGATGATGTTTTTGATAATTCCCACCGTATTGTAAGCAGACATACACATACTCATGATGTCTTTTTGCTTCTTTGGCAGGGCTTCGTGTCGTCTGAATCTATAATAGTCATCTTTAACAAAATCACTTCTTACAGACCTATTCGTTTCAATATCTAGAAACGAACGATGGGAAGACGTAGCCCTCATCACCCCGTCGTAGGACTCTACGGTATCAGACATACCGTCAAAAGCCTTTGCCCTTTCTGCGTCGTCTCTCCAAGTAATATATGCTGGGTCTGGTTTCTTATCTGGAACAGGACTATCGGCCATTTGAATTGATGCTCCGGGTAATTGAATTAACAATCGGATTATAATTTATTATACACCAATTAGTCATAAATCCCTTTCATTCCTTCTGAAAACCAGCTTGGAGCTATATAGTCTGGACCCTTTACGTCTTTATTCTTTCCGCCAACAAATCCGCCAAAGGATTCATAATCCGGCGAATGCGGAGTTCTTTGTATAGTACGAGCCGCAATGTTGGCCATTATCAACGCACTGTATCGGTCCTTCCTTAGCTTGCTCTTTTTTCCAGCGGCAACGATTACTTGTGGTGTATCCCACTTATCCCTACCGGCAGGAGTCTGCGTCATCTCAATAATTGAAAGTTCATTCTTAAGCTCTTCAATTTCCATAACACAGTCTTCCAACGTATCAAACACCCTCTTCTTGAATTTGTCATCTGCAAGAGACAGTCCAATGGTTACAGAATCAAAGGCAGGAAATAACAATACCCTATCCTCCAAGTCCTTCCTCAATCCATGATTCGCTTCAGAAAGCCAGTCAGATTTTGCAAATTGACACATCTCCAATATGTGCAACCCCGGATTTCCATCAGTATCTTTTTCCTTTTTGTCGTCTATTGCCTCCCAAATGGGAAGCTCCCCCTCCTGAATCTTGTCGTTGTCATGAAGAGCCTCCATCACCGCTATTCCGCCTCCCTGAGCATCCATAGCGATTCTTTCACACGGAAACGTTTTCATCAAGTCTCGTATCTTTCTAGCGCAATACGAGTAAAAATCCGTCTCCTTAACAAGTCCCGTCTTGACTTTTTCTTTGTGTTCACTCCTAGTGGTAGTCCAGCAATGAACGACCCGTCTATGGTCTTCGTGCATCTCTATAACAACAATACTAAAGTTATCAACTTCAGATGCCGGGTCTATTCCGTAGATGTATCTTAGATTGGGGTTTCCTCTTAGAAAAGGTTCAAAAAACGCTTCTCCACTTGGAAAATTAATCGGCTCCTTTTTACTCACAACGCAAGATTCAATTAATGAGCGCTTAAAGAAACCCTTGCTGTCAGTACTAAAGCAAGCCCCATATTCCATCTGATATATACCAGAATGTACTGTCGCCTTTGAGCGCGCCACCTGAGCAGAATCCATGAACCCCTCTGGAAGAAGTTCTACAGGAACCCTTATTATACTGTAATCACGCCAATCGAAGTCTTTTGGAATATCGTCATCACCAAATATTTCCCCAAGCTTTCTACGGTTCCCCCCACTTGATATTATTGATTTCCATCTTTTCCAATACTCTGCATAGTGATTAAAATCATAATAAGCAGTCCCCGAAAGAATAATCTGGTTCGATTCCGGGTCTCGGTTGTAAAGCTCTTCATCTGTCATTTCACCAAGCTCTATAGCCTTTTTCTTTGACGCGGTTAGTTTTACGTTCTCTATCGGAGAAGAGCTAACGGCAGCAAAACCAGCAACAACGTTTTCAAAGATTTCTCTAGGTATAGATGCAAATTCATCAGAAATAATATCGTTTGCACGTTGACCACGAATCTTAGAGCCATCACCAAGAGGGAGGCATGTGATAGTGCTGTCACCTATATGCATAACACATCTGTCAACATCTCGTCTGGGGCCGCTGTTTGATGGAACCATATCTCTTAAGATAGGAGCATTGCTCCATATAGTATCCATATATTCAAACAAGACCTTTGACTGCCTAAACGCTGCGCCCACGATAACGATTTTTCGACGCGGCATAAAAAATGCTCGCATCATGGCGTATAGCGATAAAACAAATGATTTTCCTAGACCACGAGAGCCAACCAACATCGGAAACCGACGCCCCCATAACTCTTTAAGAATTAGGGCTTGCATCGGAAGTACCTCTATGTTGAACACTTCCTTGGCGGCAAAGCTAAAATATTCTGGCTGCATAAACAGCCAAGCTAAACGTAACTCAAACTCATCCGGGTCTCCCGACCTGATGTAGTTTAATGGCTTGAACAAGCTGTCTTCATCGACATCTACATCCAGCCAAGCGTCTTTTATAACTCTGTCATTCATCTGCTTCTCTGCCTATCGTCTCAGTAATCTCTTTGAATATCTCTATCGCCTTATTTTCTGCGGATTCCCTTTCTCCACAAAAGACCACCTCTATGTCGTAGTCTTCCTGATATCTAGAGAGAAGCTTTGCCATGAACTTACCATTCATACGTAAATACTTCCATCTGTAAGGTGGTATGCTTGAATTCTTTGGGAACTGCATGAGGTTCTCTAGACTGAACTCGCACAGGATATATGCCCAACGAAATTCAGCCATGCGTTCTAGCTCTGCTTCAAATCGTTTTCTGTGCTTCCCAAGATTCATGGAAAGCTCCCCTGTATTGGCCTTTCTTTCGATGCATAGAATCTCTTCAAGCCCTTCCAGTGTGTAGTCCCCGGTCTTAAGACCCCGCGACTCTATCGCGCAGCTACTATAAAAATCGAAATCCCACCCTTCCTTTTCTCTGGTATCTCGTATAATAGAAAATTTATCTACCATTATGAATTATTTCGTAGAAAAGTCTTTCATAGTGCTCCTCTTTTCCTGTAACTTCCTTGTGACACTCCCAGCATAAACATATACCATTACTAACTTCATATCGTAATGATGAAGCGCTAGACCACTTGCGTATATGATGAACCTGTATCCTCTTTCTTTTTTTACATCCGGGCATCTGGCACTTGCCTTTATCCCTAGCGTAAACTTTCCTTCTCCAATTAGCATATACTTCCGTATCGGCTTCCGGCCTAAATCTATTAGGCATTATTTCTTAATCCTCACGCTCTTGACAGAAACTGTTTTTGCTACCTTCTTTGCCAACTGCTTAATTCTAGTTGTATTTCTCTCGTGGAGTATCTCATTACATACTTTTCTAGTCCCCTTGGCGCAAGCGTCGTCGGGGCTTTTTGCTTCTACGTAAACTGTCGTGGTTTTGTAATTATGAGATTTAATACCCAACTGGGTCATCTCATCCATTACTTTTACCATGTTTATGACTACCCGGTATAGCATTGGGAGAACCGTTCCTTTTTTCTAGATACTGCTGCCACACAGTTTTCTCTCCCGGTTTTCTCTTTGGAAGTTCCAATCCCTCTCTTATAAGACTGTCACATTCTGGACATGCCGGTTGAGGAGTTTTGTGTGGCTTGGCATAATGGAAAACACGAATCATAGTATCCATAAGGACGTATGCCTTTGCTTCCTCCCTTGCCTTCATCCCGTAGATTTCATCCATTTCTTCTTTGATATATTCGATATCTTTTTTCATACTAGCCGTTAAATAATTTTGTTGTTCGGCTATGTATACTATACCTAGAACATTAGCACAAACGAGCGCTATAACACAGATATCCACCATCTTGCTTCTCATGTCTTCTCCTTATATCTTTAGTAAGTTTTCCTTCTTGTCGTAAATATATCTAGCGGTTGCAACATCCTCTATTGCCAACCCCGTAGCATCAAACAAAGTCTGATTTCCTTCTGTAGGAAGTTTTCCAGAAACTATATCAGCCAGCTGGAACCAGTCCTGTTTCTTTTCATAGTAGGGAGTATACTGAATTTCACCAGAATGAGAACATTGTTCCCAGTTGTCATAAACAACAAGGTCCACATTTTCCAAAACGCAAGGAGAAAGCTCGCGCTTTCCCTCGGCATCTGCACCGACAGCGTTTATATGTACCTTATCTTTAAGCCACTCGTGCTTTAGAAATCCAGTTCTTGAAGGCGTCAGAGTAGTAATTACGTCTGCATCTTTAATACAGTCAACCAAATCTGTATAGGGAACAACATCTACGCCATCCATAATAAGTGAAACTGCTACCTGCTTACATCTGTCCTCATCCAAGTCGAAAAGCCTTACTTGTTCTATGTCAAGCACGTGACATACGGCTTCCACTTGAGAGCGTGTCTGATTACCGCATCCAACGAATGCTGCAATTTTTGAGTCCTGTCTTGCCATATATTTTGTAGCAACTCCAGTAACCGCCGCTGTTCGTATTGCAGTAATAGATTCACCATCCATAATTGCCAGAAGCTCTCCGGTATCAACCTGATTGATTAAAACCTTGGCAAATATATTACACTTCCTTTTCTTCTTTGTACCATCTAAGTGAACGCCGCACCATTTAATTCCCGCAGTATTCTCTACAATGGCTGGCATAGACCTAAAGTCTCCATCCGGTATTTCCATGTATACCTTTGGAGGCATTTTGGTTTTTTGTATATTGGCAAATAGTTTTTCAATTACCCCAATACACTCTGTAACGCTAATCAAATCAATAACATCTTGGTTGGATAGAAAATATGTGTTCATTCTAGTCTCGCTATATCGTAATTAACCATGGTTTTTACCAAGTCCTCAAACGATATTTTATGATTCCATCCCAGTTTTTCCCGAGCTTTACTTGGTTCTCCTCTAAGATATGGAACTTCTGAAGGTCTCATGAAACGTGGGTCTTGAACAACAAATGGTGTAAAGTCATCAATACCAATTTCTTTAAATGCAGCAATAAGGAAATCTCTTACTGTATAGGTTTCTCCAGTAGCAACAACATAATCATCCGGCTCGTCTTGTTGCAACATGAGCCACATAGCCTCTACATAATCCCTTGCGTGTCCCCAATCCCGCTTGGCGTCAAGATTGCCCAAACCAAGAATTGGAGCATCCTTGTTAGAACCGCCATTTTTGAAATGATGGTCTAGTTCTGCGATATACTTCGTAATCTTCTTTGTAACGAATCTTGCTCCGCGTCGTTCGCTTTCGTGATTAAACAGGATTCCACAGCATCCAAATATGCCATACGCCTTTCTATACAAACCAGTAAGATGATGCGCTCCAAGCTTTGCCACGGCATATGGAGACTGTGGATTGAATCTGGTTTCCTCGTTCTGATAGGGGTTTGAATACGTGCGATAAAACCCTTCCGAATCGTACCCCCCATCATCAAGGGAGTCTCCAAACATCTCGCTTGAGCTTGCCTGATAAAACTTTGTATTCGGACTATGCTCTCTCAGTACTTCAAGAATGTTTAAACATCCCTTGCACGTAACTTCGATTGACAATAGTGGTTGATTAAATGAAGTGCCAACATGGCTCATTGCTGCCAAATTGTACACCTCATCCGGCGAGGCCTCTTCGACAATTCGAAGAACACTACTATAGTCAGTAATATCGCCCTCTACTATCTCAAAATCCTCGTGGTCTAGCAGATGTCTAATTCTGCTGGTATTACCTGTACTTACTCTTCTAGTTACTCCAACTACCTTATAGTTCTTCTCCAATAGTAGCTCCAGTAAGTAGCTTCCGTCTTGTCCGGTTACGCCAAAAAGAACCGCCTTCTTCATCCTCTACTCTCCTTTGCTTGGTAATTTACTTGGCGGTAGTGGTTGAAATGATATTCCACCATTTCTGCTCAAGCTTCCGCCTCCTTCTCCATCGCCGCCTTCTCCATCACCGTCTCCTTCTCCACCTTCACCCTGACCGTCTCCTTGACCGTCTCCATCCTCTCCCTGTCCCTGTAATCCCTCGTTGGTCCCCATAACAGCCTGACCACCCATAATCATTCCTAGAGCCTTCTGGCCGTCTTCGTGGAGTTTCTTTGAATATTCTAGACGATAAGCCCTAGGCTTGTACATGTTTTCATTAGCAAAAGAGATAAAAAAGGAGCCATCATCCTTTTCCTTTGGGTTCATATCAGTGACCCAAACGTACACGTCTCCCTTGTCTCCGGTTTTTTTATTCGGTTCTTTTATAACAACCCAGTGAACCCTGAACTCTTTTGGAGGCTGTTGATTAGAAGGCCAGCCGAAAAGATTCTCTAAGGAGAAGTTAACAGATAAGCATAGATACAAAGTTAAAAGTATGGTAGCCGCTTTCAGTCCCCATAGACCCTTAGACCCAATAACAAACCAGAGTATCAAACTAGTTAAAAGAATAAAAGCTAAAGTAATCGACATTAGAGCGTTCCCGTACTTTCAGGAAGAAGGGTCTTTGGTAATTCGTTCACGTCTATCACCTCTCCAGCCCTATCGAGCGTAAACCTAAACGCGGTCTTTTCGTCTCCGGTTATTGTTAGCGTTCTTTCTTTGAGAGTTATCATTCTGTATGGATTAAGCTTTTCTAGCTGGATTGTTACGGGAGTGCTTTCGGAGGCTGCTCTTTCCATGTACATGTGAACGTTAACTACATATTCTCCGGGCACTATTCCTCGCAGGGTTACAATCTCCTTATTTTCATTAGACTCGACTGAACCAAACGGGGTTTGAATAATGTCATTTCGTTGGCCTAGGTCATCTCGGTCTAAATGCATCAATCCATCTTCTCTTCTCATGAAGGCGACAAGATGGCCTACAGGGTCTTCGACATATACGTCAACGTCATTGTCCATCCCCTCTGGCCAAGTAATCGTTATTAGAAATTCTGCTTTCGACTCGACGTTGTTCTGCTCCTGAGAAGGACTAATCAGAACGAAAGCCAATACGAACAGAGCCGCAAAACACAGAAGCGTATTGAACAACAGGTCCAGAAAAGCCAAGTTGGTATGATAATTACGCTTCATCTCTGACCCTGTCTAGCGCCTGACTCAAGTTGAAGTATTGAATCTTTAATAGCGAGCTACAGATTAGGCCCACAAGAGTGCTATACAGGGCCGTAGACATTCCCAGCCCCAGCTTTTTGATAAGGTCTTGTATTGTCTGTATGTCCCCGATGTCGACGCTGGTAAAGCCCGAGAGCATCATGATAAAACCAGTCACCGTGCCAATCATTCCGATGGTTAAACACAGGTCGCTGGTGAACCAGCCAACCTCGATAAGATGTTCTATTTTTTCTACAAGATGGTTTTCGGTCCTTCCATCATCAAGAAACTTACTCAGTCGAAAAGTCTTGTATCCGCACCATGTGGACATGCTCACAAACAGCGCTACTAGTACGAAACTGAGCTTTGTTACATCCTTGTCCCATAGAACGTGGAAAAACTTCGACATGGTTAATGCTACGAACGTCATGGACATTAATACCGCAAAGAGCCACCATTTAAGGAAAAGGGTATGCTGGTAGTGCTTAGTCATCTGAAAATGTCTCCGGTGTAAGCAATGGCTGGTCTATTACTCCATCATCATATTTATGGTATCCTGCGAGGCGCGTGTACTCTTTCTCTACGGCGAGCCTCATCTTCTCCATGTTTATTGAGAGTTCTTCTCTGAAGGCGGGGTTTTGCATAACACTCTTTATCCAACCTGTGAATGTTTGCTTTGAGTCCTCTAATCGTTTAATACGCTGCTCTCTAGTTGCCTTTAGGTCTTTAAGCATGCCGCTCTTCTTGCCCTGTAAATCCTTATAGTCTTTACTGAGGGCTTCTATGGCGGCGCGGTATAATGCTACCTGCCTTTCTAGGTTTATCAGGTACTCGCGGTCTTGGTCACCAATAAACTTCTCTTTTTCCGTAGATATGAGGGTCTCTGTTTCATCAATGCTATTCATAGTATTTTGCTGCTCTCTAAGAGCGCGATTCATTAGAATTTCGAGCTTGATGGCATCGACGATTTGGAGTTCCTCTGTTGGAAGAACGTCATCGCGGAACTGGCCGACGATGCGCTTCCAGTGGTAGACGAACATCTTCTGCTCGTCTGTTTTGAACTGCGACTTGATTTCTTCCCAGAACGGGCGAGTCTTTAAGTCGTAGGTGGCTTCTTCTTCTTTTTCTCTGCCCATATCGAGTTTTTTATCTATGTGCTTGGCAATGCTGGTGGGGTCTCTATCCAAGTGGGCGGCTATATCGTTAACGGTTTTGTTGATATGGTGCTGTTTAATATAAAGCTGCTCAGACTTGGAGAGTCTACCCTTCTTCATCGCTGGACTCCTTGAGAATCTTCTGAATCTCATTGTAAATCTGCTGGCGGCGGGGCTTGGGGACGTACACGCCGTGTAGAATCTTGAGATAATCTTCCCTGAAAGAAACATCTAGGAATTTATCTATAAGATTTACGATTTCTTTTTGTTCTACTATCTCTATGAAATCATTTTCAACGCGCATGTTGCTCTCCAACTCGTCTTTTACGCTAGATAAGTCAATGGGGTCCATGATATTTTTTTTGGCTTCATGTTTTTCATTATCGAGCCTGTAAAAATGGTCTCGTTTAAAGTTCTTCAGCCGGTTGTTTACGTGAACTGCTAGGAAGTTTTCCAGCGGGCGGTTGCTATCGTAGCGGTCAAGCGCATCCATCGCTATTATGAATGCTTCCTGTTTCATATCTTCGGCTTCGTAGTAACCAAAACGAAACTTCGCGGCTTGACGTTCAACAACCTTGTTGATTATCTGAAGAACTTCTTTCTCCGTCATTCCGTTCGGAATCTTCATCATCATCATCCAGTATGGCCTTTGCTTTTTCTGGGGAAGGGTCTGGCTGATTAAGTTCAGCCTCTACCTGCTTCTGCAAGCTCTCCGATGCTTTTGTTTCAAGTTTGCTATCGACTTTGCTAGATTTAACCAAGGTTCTTGCCTTTTTAAAGAAATGTGACTATATTATACTATACCCGCAAACGGAGAAAAGCATGCGATTAACGGTGGCTGAAAAGAAGTTTATTCGAGCGACATGGGAACTGTATAATGATACGTATATTGCCGTGGCCTTGAACAAGGTGCGGCAGGAGCGAGGAGAGAGGAATCTATCAGAGCGAACTATCGCATCTTTTAGACTAAGAGAGGGGCTGCGGAGGAACATGCGGCGCGAAGGAGGCTAGTTTAGCTGATACTATCAAAAATATTTTTGTCAATTGCGTTTGAACCCCCCCGACTTTCTACCTATTTTACGCAAGTAATGCACATTGACAAAAAACTACCCTATAGTCTAGTCATAGTCTGTTTCCGAGTCGTAGTCCTAAGTCTAGTGTCACCAAGAGGTTATATCCTAGTACTACTGCCGCGACGTAACCCCTTTGATACCAACGACTTACGTCGATTCCGACAAAATTCTGGAATTCGTGGCCGTTGGGCTGTCATCTGCCGATACTAGTCAGTATAATGGGGCAGTCAAGCAACAAGGTAGTAGAGGAACGACACATGGAGACGCTTTTCTTGGTGGCGCTGGTGGCAATCATTTACGAGGGACTCTTGTCATAGGCGCCGATTGACCGGGACACAACAGACACGCAAGGGGCACGCAATGCAGACCATTATCATCACCACCATGCTGGCCATGATTCTCGTTCCGATTATCACGCTGGGCGTAATGGACGCCATTAGGCATCCGTGGGGCAAGTGAAGAGACGCGCGACGTAACTCCTTATCTGACAAGGGGTTAGGGCGCGGCCGTACTGCGCGAACGTAACCCCTTTGATATCAACGACTTACGTCGATTCCAACAAAATTCCAGAATAGGTAGCCATCGGGCTATGCAAGCGTCGATACTAGTCGGTATACTGTAGCAGTCAAGCAGTCGTACTTACTAGGGAGACGAGACATGGACATCGTTACCATCGGGCTGGCAGCCGCTCTACTCTACCTCGCTCTCAGCCACTAGGGGGCTACGCGACGTAACTCCTTATCTGACAAGGGGTTAGGGCGCGGCAGTACTGCTGCGACGTAACCTCTTACATAGCAACGACTTACATCGATTGAACGTAACTCCTTATGTGGCAAGGGTTTACGTTCGTCATGTTATTCGGTGTAGTCTCATCCCAACTTGCCTGCTGAGCGTCTAAGATAGTCTACAGTCAGCGTCAGCCGGGGGCCGAGACATATACCTTTCTTGCGGCCCGCGCAGCAATTGTACGAAACGCCTATAACCTTTCCTGCGGCCCGCGCAGCAATTGTACGAAACGCCGTAACGACGTAACCTCTTATCTGACAAGGGGTTAGGGCGGCGCAGTACTGCCGTGACGTAACTCCTTTGATACCAACGACTTACGTCGATTCCGACAAAATTCCAGAATAGGTGGATTGTGGGCTTGTGTCCTGTCGATAAGTCACTATAGTAGAGGACATACAACACGCAACACACACAGGGGTAGCACATGACACGCACACGCCAACTGACTCACACCGAAACAATCGTCGACACCAACAGCAAGGGACAGCAGTTGTGCCGTCCGAAGTACGGCTTCCGGTGGACAATCCAAGACAG